ATAAAGCTAGAGCAGATAATAAACATATGATTGTTCTTAAAGCTAGACGTAAAGGATATTCATATAAAGCTGGATCTATGCTTGCTCGTAATTATTTCTTTATAAAAAATTCTAAAAATTTCGTATTTGCAGCGCAAAAAGAATATTTAATTGGTGATGGTCTTCTATCTAAAGCTTGGGAATTCTTATCATTTATAGATGATCATACTGCATGGGCTCAACCTAGATTAAGAGATAGGGAGATGCATAAAATGGCAGGATATAAAAAGAAAGTAAATGGATTAGAGATTGAAATGGGGATGAAATCTCAAATAATGGGGGTAAGTTTAAAAGATGCTCCAGATAAAGTTAGGGGTAAAGCAGGAGAATTAGTATTTTTTGAAGAAGCAGGTTCATTTCCAGGATTATTAAAAGCTTGGGAGGTAACAATGCCTACTATGAGACAAGGAGCAAAAACTTTAGGGATGATGATTGCATTTGGTACAGGTGGTACAGAAGGCGCAGATTTTGAAGCAATGGAAGAGATATTCTATAACCCTGCAGCTTATGACTGTATGGATTATGATAATATTTGGGATGAAGGTGCATTTGGAACTAAATGTGGATATTTTATTCCTATTCAAAAAAACTTAGATGGATTTATAGATAATCAAGGAAATTCAATAGAAGATGATGCGGTAGAATATGAAAAAGATATGAGGGAAAAGAAAAAAGGTGCAGCTGATGCAAAATCGTTAGACCAATATATAGCAGAGCACCCTTTTTCTCCTCAAGAAGCTACCTTACAAGTAACAGCTAATTTATTTGATATTGCATCACTACAAGAACAATATAATATTGTTAAAGCTAGAGGTCTTCAATCTATTGGAACAGTTGGTAAATTATATCATAATTCCAAAGGAGAAGTTAAATTTACTCCTGATGGAGATCTTAGACAAATAATTAAATTCCCTCATAGAAAAGATGATGATAAAACTGGAGCTGTAGTTATATATGAAGCTCCTTATAAAAATCAAGAACAACAAGTTCCTTTAAATATGTATGTAATTTGTCATGACCCTTATGGCCAAAATCAATCTGCAGACAGTTCCTCTTTAGGAGCAGCTTATGTAATTAAACGTCCTAATAATCTTTCTCAACCAGATGATATTATAGTAGCTTCTTATGTAGGAAGACCTAAAACACAAGACGATTATAATAGAAATTTATTTTTATTAGCAGATTATTATGGATGTAAGATAGGATTTGAGAATGACCGTGGTGAGGTTATAGCTTACGCAAAAAGATATAGGAAGTTACATAAACTTCAAGAAGAATTTGAAATGTTAGATAAAAGAGAACTTAGGAGTAAGACAGTAAAACGTCAATATGGAATGCATATGACCGATGCTAGAAAACGTCAAGGTGAGATATATATAAGAGATTGGTTAAATACTGTAAGAAATACTGACGAAAGTGGAAAACAATTACTAAATTTGCATAAAATATATGATCCTGCATTATTATTGGAACTAATTAAATTTAATCACGTAGGAAACTTTGACCGTGTAATGGCATTAATGATAGGAATGTATCATACTAGAGAATTATATAATGCAGAAGTTAAAGATATATTAGAAGATAGAGCTACAGATAAGTGGTTTGATCAAAATTATTATTAATATGGATAAATGTAAAGATAAAGAACCTTATAACCCTCTTCCAGAGTACTTAACAATAGGACCATCAAATATTCATGGAGCAGGGATCCTCGCAAAAGAAGATATTCCGGGAGAGGTGGTTATAGGTATTACTCATGTTTATGATCCAAATTTTCAACATAATTATATAAGGACACCATTAGGAGGTTTTATAAATCATTCAGAAGAACCTAATTGTGAACTAATAGAAGATGAAGGAGATGATGATTATAGAAGATTAAAAACATTAAGAAAAATAGAACAGGGAGAAGAGCTAACATTAAAATACGGTTTATATGATATTTGTAATTATCTTGAATGATATATTTATAATAGAGATTTACAAATAATTTAGTATGTAGTAAAATAATAAAAATTTAGTTAAATTTGTCAGATTATGGGATATGATAAAATACCTAGGCAAAAACTGCCTATAAGCAAAAAAACAAAAAAATGGGGAGAACAATGCGTTGAAGCATTCATAGATCTCTCTGATTCTGGTTCAGGCTATTCACAAAGAAAAGATGAACTTAAAATACTATATGATTACTATAATGGTATAATTGATGAGGCTGATTACAAGTACGTATTAAAACCTTACGGTAAATCCCGTAAAAACTTTCCTTCTGAAATGCGTAACTACCCCATTATCAAACCCATAATTGATCTTCTTCTAGGGGAAAAATCTAAGAGGCCTCTCAATTATACTGTTACAGTACAAAATGCAGATACTACAACTATAAAAGAACAAGCTAAATCTCAAGCAATTTTTATGAATTTACAATTGCATTTTATGCAAGCAGTTCAAAATCAGGGGCAGGATATGGGCATGAGTCCAGAACAACAACAACAAGAAAATCCTATGCCTCAACATATAGCAGAAATGTTTGAAAGTAGTTATGTTGATCAAAGAGCTTTACTGGGACAAAAAGCTTTAAATTTTATTTTTCAAGATCAAGAAGTTTATGATAAGATACAAAAAGCATGGTTCCATTATTTAGTAGCAGGAGAAGTTTATACTCATAGAGGAGTAAGAAATGGTGAACCTTTTTATGAAATACTTAACCCTATTGATGTAGATTATGATCTTGATCCTGATTTAGAATTTGTTGAAGATGGAGATTGGGCTATAGTTAGAAAATATGTACACGCATCAACTGTAATAGATCATTATTATGATTCTTTATCAGAACAACAAGTATTAGAACTTGAAGAACCTAGACATTCTGAAAGTGATGTATCATTTTTATATGCGCACTCTTCTAATAAAGATGCAAATTCTTTTAGAAATAGATTAGTAGAAGTTGTAAATGTTTATTGGAAATCTAGAAAAAGAATAGGATTTTTAGCTTATATGGATCCAATGACAGGCACTATAGAAGAACAAGAAGTTCCAGATGGATTTAGATTACCTGCAGAATTAAAAGAAGCTGGTGCTAAAATAGAATGGAAATGGATTAATGAAGTTTGGGAGGGAACAAGGATAGATGGTCGTTTTTATATTAATATAAATCCAATTGCAAATCAAAGACTTTCTCTTGATAACCCTTCTAGATGTAAATTACCTATTAATGGTAGAAGATATTCAGATGTAAACGCTAAAAATATTTCATTAGTTAAATTAGGGATACCTTATCAACTAAATTATAATATTTATAAATATAGATTAGAACTTGCTATTGCTAGATCTAAAGATATTATTGCACAATTTGATATTAATATGATCCCTAAAAAATGGGACATGGATAAATTTATGTATTATGTAGAAGGTACAGGTATTGCTTGGGTAGATTATAATAAAGAAGGTATTCAATTAAATCCTCAACATCAATCTGTAATGGATATGTCTATTAAAACTATTCAACAATATGTTGTTTTACTAGAAAGTATTTTACAGGAATGGGAAAAGATTTCAGGAGTAAGTAGACAAAGACAAGGAGAGATAGGAGCTTATGAAGGTAAAGCATCTTCACAACAGGCTATATTACAGTCCTCACATATTACTGAAGATCTGTTTAGAAAATTTGAAAGAATGGAACAAAGAGATTTTCAAGCTTTATTAGACTATTCTAAAGAAGCATGGTTAACAGGTAAAAAGTCTACATATGTAATGCCAGACGGTACCACTGACTTTTTAAATATTGATACTATGCAACACATGGAAACTAATTATGGTATATTTGTTTCTGATGCAGGTAAAGATGCTGAGAAGTTACAAAACATTAGAGGACTTACTCAGGCTATGATGCAGAATGGTGCTAAACCGGGAGATATTGCAGAAATGTTAGATTCAGACAGCTTTACACAAATTAAAGATAATCTTAAAAAAGCTGATAAAGCTGCAGCTGAATTAGAACAGGCACAGCAACAAGCACAACAACAAGCATTACAACATCAGACTCAGATGAAACAAATGGAATTGGAAGCAGAAAATATTGAAAACGAAAAAGATCGTCAAAAAGATATTGAAATAGCTTTAATAAACGCTGAGTCTAAACAACAGGCATCTACCGGAGTTGAGTCTTTACAGTTAGAAAAAATGGTTAGAGATTTTGAAATAAAAGAAAAAGAATTAGCATTAAGAGAACAAGAGTTAATTGAAAAATCTAGAGGAGATCAAGCAAAAGAAGAAATAGATAGAGAATCTAATCAGCTTTCTAGAGAGGCAGATATAATGAAAAGAGACAGTGAAATAGAAAGTAATAGTACAAAAAGAGAAGCAGAATATATTAAAAGAGATACAGCAAATAGAGATATTAGAGCAAAAAAAGAAATAGCAGATAAACAAGCAAAAGCAAAGAATGCCAACAAATCAGACTAGAAGAGATTTATTAGACCGTATTAAACTGTCTAATTTTCCAGGCAGTATAATTGATGTGTTTAAAGCTGCAGATCAAGGTATAGATCTTATATCTGAATATGAGCAAAAACAGCAACAAGAACAAGAAATGAAAGTTGCTAATACTCCAGAAGAACAAGAAATAGGATTAAGAGAAGAACATGCTAGAGGAAATACTGAAGCATCTATGGCTTTCCCTGATGTACAACCCGGAGCATCTTTTAATACGGTTGGTATGAAAGCTCCAATAGATATTCAAAAGATAGATAAACAAGGTCATTTAGTAGAAAGTTATAAAGGTGTTCCTCCTGGAATACAAGATTTACCAACTGGACCTTATGAAGGAACTATAATAGAATCTCCTTCAGGATATCAAAAAGGTGGATTCAGAAAATATCAATATGGAGGATCATCTGGATTTGGTCTTAAATCCCAAGTTTTGGGTGGAAACACTGGTATTAATGCATCTCTTTCTCCTACCTATAGATTTTCTACCCCCAATTTAGATATTGGAGCTATTCGTGGAACAAGAGGTTGGGGAGATGATAGAAATATATTTACTGGAGCTAATATGGATTATAGGTTTGGAACTCCTCAGTGGAAAATTAATAATATGAGGGATTATGATACTAGATGGATGGGATCATTTCAAGGAGAATTAGGACATGGATTTAAAGCTCCTACAACATCATATCCTTCAACAACAACTGCAGCTAGAATATTTGATCCTAGTACAGGTAATGTTGATCCTCCTACTGAAGTCCCTGCAACTGAATCAAGTGGTGGTATTAATTGGCCTAATATTAAACTTCCTAAAGGATTAGACGCATCTGCAAGACTTAGTTTAGGTGTTGGTAGACCAGGTAAAGCAGGATGTTTTGGAGGAATGTGTTATTCAGCTCCTATAATACCATGGAATTTAAGTGGGTTTTATGAAGCGGGAACTAAACATTCATTAAGACCAGGACAACATGTAGGTATTAGTGGGAGGCTTGGACCAGTAACTGGAGAATATAATTATAATCTGGCTACTAAAAAACCTGGTTTTCAAGTTGGTTTAAATATACCACTGTTTAATAGAAAGAAAAAAACAGGTGGATTAAGAAAAATGGAAGATGGTGGAAACCCCATACCTGAAGTAGAGATATCTGCACTGTCAGATAAATCATACAATAAATTAAGTGATGCACAAAAACAAGTTTATGATACATATACACTTCCTTCTAAAGATTTTAAACAATATATGCCGTTTCAATTAAGTGATAGGACAGAAGGGCATATACATTGGAAAGATGCTATAAATATGGTAGATAAATCTGGAGTTGGAAATATATATAATAAACCTTTAGCTAGCGGTGACAAATGGAAAATGGATGAACACGGACATTTTAGAGCTCATGCTCAATCATCGCTCGCTAATAAGTTGACCCCATTCTGGGAGTATCCTGGATTAAAATCGTTAAAACCAGGATTATTAGGAACTGTGGATGACGTATTTAGAAAAACCCTTCCAACCGGAGATATTGCTATACCTAACCTTCCACAACGTTTTAAAAAAAGCTACGAGGATTATCAATATCCTGATCGTTACCCAATAAGTGAAGAGGAGTTTTGGAATAGGAGGGACAAAGAATACGAAAGGCAGGTACCTGAGTATATGCGGACTTTATTTGCGGAATTAGCACATATTGATCCTGAAGCTAAAACTAAATGGTCTGAATTAACAACTCCTTTATCTAGATTATCAAGAAGTATAAGAGAAGGAGAAAGTCCAGATGACTCAAACTACCAGAGCTATTTTGATCATGAGTACCATACTCATTACGGACCAAATAGTAGTGAACGTGCATTACTTAAACAATCTCTTAAGCAACCTTATTCAACAGTAAGTAAATATGGTACATATAAACATAAAGACGGTGGAGAAAAAAAATCTAAATATGAGAATTTAATCCCTGAAATAGAAATATCTGCATTATCAAAAGAATCATATGATAAATTAAGTGATAACGAAAAACAAGTATATGATATATATTCAAACGATGGTAATTTTCAACAATATGCACCTTATATACTTAGCGATATGTCAAAAGGATTTTTACATTGGAAAGATGCTTTAAACATGATAAAAGGATCTAGAGTTGGGAACATACATAATTATTCAAATCATAAGAATTTACCAACAAATGAAGAGGGACATTTTAGACCTCATGCTGTCCCAAATGTTTTATCTAAAATGGGATATCTAAAGAATTTAATGTATCCAATGTTATCTAAACCATTCAATATCTTAGAAAATAAAGTTCTATCAGGTGGAAATATTCATATACCTAAATTTGGAGTATTAAGTGAAAGTGATAGGTCTAATTTAGAAAATATGTCGTGGCCAACTGATATAAAACATAGATTTAAACAACAACTGTATATGAATAATTTAATAGCAGAATTAGCACATATTAATCCCAATGTAAAAACTAAGTGGTCCCAAATCACACAAGTACCATCTAGATTATATAGAACAATAGAAGAAAGAGCAATGCCAGATCGATCAAATTATAAAAGCTATTGGGATCCTGAATATCATACTCATTATGGACCAAACAGTTCTGAACGTGGATTAATCAAAAGATATTCTAAAGAGCCTTATTCACAAATAGATATTAGTAGGAATTATGGGCATCTTGATGAAAATTGGAATCCAATACCATATAACGTAGAATGGAATCCTTATAGAATACAATGGCTTAGATAATGAAAACGAAAAAATTAAATAAAAGAAGACCTAGGATGTATCAAACTGCTGGTGTATCAGAAACAGATTATTCTGGGGTTACAGATTGGTATAGTAATTATCTTAGTAGTGGTCATTATAATCACCTACTAGATAAAACTAAAAATATTGCAGGTAAACCAAATTCTTTGCATGCAGATTATGGTGGACTGGGATATCAGGTTGGTGCTCAACCAATGTATGCAGATCAACTTTCTAAAAATTTTATGTCTAATCCTAATATAGTATTTAATAGTACTATTGCATCAGATGTAGGTTCTCATTTTAATAAAAAAGAAAATATTCTTTATATGGATGATGCAGAGACAGAATTAAGTTATATTCCAAAAAAATTTGGTACAAACTTAACTCACGATAGCATTTTAGCTCATGAATTAGGACATGTTGATCACAATCAAATGACATTAGATGAAAATGTATCAGATTATATTACGTCAAAAAATATAATGTTAAATAATGATATGATTAGTTATAGTCATCATGACGCTAAACCACAAGAGACAAGAGCAGATCTAATACAATTAAGATATGAATTAGAAAGAGATGGTTTGTTTCAATCAACTGGAGATGAGTTTACTCCATTTACATTAGAAGATTTACAAAAAGCAAAAGGAACAGAAGGGATTGGACAAAGATTATTTAATTATTTTTCAGATGATGATATTGTAGAACTTATGAATAATGTTGCTCAACAATCTAATCCTACCCAATTAGATCCTTTTCAAGTAACAGATGATTTTGGAGGACAAGCAACTATAAGTAAAAAGGGTGGGTTAAGAAGAAAATATCAAAAGGGAGGACCTAATACTGATCCATTAACAACTAATATAGTAGCTCCTGATCCTGTAAAAAATAATTTAATGAACTATTCTCTTAATTTTGAATGTGATACATCATCAGGTCAAGGGTGTGGAAATGCAATAGGTAGTCCATTTAGATTAGGACTTAAAGGAGGACTTAATTTTAGTAAAGGATTTATGGGACAACCACAAAATCTTGGACCAGGATGGGATCATAATCTTCAACAAGTTGTAGATAATAGAATAGGTACATATCAAGATCCTGATGTACATGCTAACATAGGGGGTTATCTTAGAACAAATTTACCTCATTTACTTAATCCGTATAATGATCCAGGTAGTTTTTGGAGTTTTCTTAATGATAAGAATTGGAATCCAGTACATTTAGATGTAGGATATAATTATAAAACACCCGCATTATCAACTAAAGGAAAAGGTACTCACAATCTTACTGGTAGACTAGCTCATTCAGGAGATCATTTTGCAGGACGACCGGGTTGGGGAGGATTTTTTGGTAATAAAGGAGGAAGTAGTAGACCCCAATTTTCATATGGCGTTGAAGGTAATTATGATTTAACAAATAAACAATTAACTAATATAGGAGCATTTGGACAGATAGGACTTATGGGCCCTTTAAATATTAGTGGATCTGCAGGATATAACCCTCAAACAGGTAAACCACACTTTGGTGTTGGTTTTGGAGCTAGATATAAAAAAGGAGGAGTAAGAAAATTAAATAAAAATAGATGTGATTATTGTTAAAGTGTTATATAATAATATAAAACTCAAAAATAAAAAAACTATAAAAAATATTAATATAATTAGTAAATTTGTAACTTAAAACCAATAAAAAATAATAAATATGGACCCAGAAAATGAAAAAATACAATTAGATGATATTACTTTCGATGATGTAATTGGAGGTGATGGAGTTGAAACAGTAGCTATTGATGAAGAAATACCTACTACAGAAGAACCAAAAAATGTTGAACAAGAAGAAGAAGTTCAACAAGAAGAAGTTGTTAATGAAGTTGAAAATCAAGAACCTCAACCTGTAAAAGAAGAGGTTAAAGAAGAAATTGAAAAAGATGAAGAGACTGAAGTATCAGAAGATTCGACAGTAGTATCAGAAATTTTAAATGCATTTGGATATGAAACAGATAATGAATATGAAGATACTTCTGAAGGATTAATTAATATGACTAAAGATATTGCTCAAACTTTAGCAGATGAGCGTATTGATGAAGTTATGAATAAATTTCCATTAGTAAGACAACATTTAGAGTATGTTTTAAATGGAGGAGAAAGTCAAAATTTTATGCAAGCTTATGATCCTAATTTAGATTATAATAAAATTAAAATAGAGTCTGATGATGTTCGAAGTCAAAAAGCTGTTTTAGCAGAATATTTTAGTTTAAAAGGACAC